AACTTAACTCAAACTGAAGTTCCTTTTGCAATCCTTAAAGGCTTGACTGAACAATGTGACATAGTTCACAGGGCTATTGAAATTCGTGTTGCTGACATCATTAAGCAAGACTGGTCTTTTACGCTTTCAGATGACGCTATTACTTCCATTATGGAAGAACAAAACGTTAGCCACGCTAAGGCTTCCAAAATTGGTCGTGACCTTTACAGCGATGAAATCGTTCGCCTTAATAACTTCTGGGAAAACCCCTATGTTGCTTCTGATCGTTCCTACACTGAATGGCTTACTGAAGCACTGTGGCAGGTTTTTGCCTATGACCAGTTGTGCGTTTATCCACGCTACAACTTGGGCAAAGGTTTGATGGGTCTAGATGTAATTGACGCACCAACAATCAAAATCTTGTTGGACAATCGTGGCGACATTCCGCACCCCCCGGCTCCTGCCTACCAGCAAGTGTTGTGGGGTTTCCCCCGTGGTGAATTCACTGCTTCGCCTGACGCTGATGGAAGTTTTTACAATGGCGCAGGTCGCAATGAAGAATTTCTGACTGACCAGTTGGCTGTCTACATTAAGAATCGCAGAACTTGGTCGCCTTATGGTTTCAGCCCAGTTGAAGAAGCCATCCCAGCGGCTACCCTTTACCTAGAACGCCAATCGTGGATGCGTAGTGAATACCAAGATGGCACAATGCCTATGACTTGGATGCGCACCAACAGTCAAGAACTAGACCACTTGAAGTTAGCCGCTTTTGAACGGGTTTTAAATGACAAATTGGCAGGTTCGAACGCTGAACGCCATCGTGTCAAGGTATTGCCAGAAGGTTTTGATCCAGTCACCAGCCCAACCATTGATGAACGCTATCGCAGTGATTACGATGAATTTCTGATCAAGCGCATTGCTTCAATCTTTGGTGTCACCCCATCTTCGCTTGGCATTGCGGCTAAGACTGGTCTTGGTGGTGGCAAGGGCGCACACGATGGTGAACAAGATTCTTCAGAATCAGTTTCAACACGCCCAATGGAAAAGTATGTGGTTGATGTAATCAACAGCCTTTCACGCAGGTTCTTAGGCGCTGACAAAAACGTGACCTTTGTTCTTAATGACGTGGAAAGTGCTTCGACTGAAGAAGCAAAGGCTAATGCCGCTAAGACTGCTTTGTTTAGTGGATTCAAAACCCTTAATGACGTGCGTTCTGAAATGGGCGAACCATTGTTGGACTTTGTTGAAGCAGACCAGCCCTTCATCGTTGCTGGTTCAACTATCCAGTTCTTAAAGGGTTCATTGCAAACAGACACAACTGGCGAAGTGATTGGACAAAATGAAGCGAACCCACAGGAAAACCAAAATCAAGTCAGTCAAGAAGACGCACAAGAAACTGACACCCAAGAAAATTCAGGTCAGAGCAAAGAAGACCAAACTGGTTTAGAAGCCAAATCAGTAATGGCTGATGAAATGCGTGACTTTGCGCAGTTTGTCAAATCACGCAACAAGCGTGGAAACTGGCGTGCTTTCGACTTCACAACTGTTGAAGAATCAGTTGCTGAAAAGTTGAACGAACAGGCTTATTTTATGGTGAAGGGCGCACGCCCAATCCCAGAAAAGTTTGCAGTGTGGGCTTTAGAATTTGCTGAAGGGCAGTCAAGCGATAATTTAAAAGCACTTGGTCTAACTACTAAGCGCAAAATTAGCGACCTGCCAAACTTCAAAAAGCGCATTGCTGTTGAAAAGAAACACCACAAAGCGATTCTGTCAGGGTTAGTTGCCATGATTAGTGGCACTGATGGCGTGATTAAGCAAGTATTTGCCCAGAAGCACACCAGCGCAGAACACCTGAAGTCAATTGTGAACATTGCAATGACGCAGAACATCAAGACAGACACCACGCCACTAGGTGACGCAATTACAGCCCTGCACAAGGATGCTGGCGAAATTGTAAGCAAGACGCAAACTGGTGGCAACTTTCAAGAACTGCTTAATAAGCGCAACATAACGCTTCAGGGCATTTCAGACACCACCATTCAGCGCATTAACAACGCTATTCAAGGTGGGATTGCCAATGGCAACACTGCCAAAGAAATTGGCGATTCACTTTCTGCAATTATCAATGACCCCACAAGGGCTGACGTGATTGCGATAACCGAAACAAATCGTGCTTACAACGCTTCATTTGTAGACCAATTGCAACAGGCTGGCTATGATCAGTTTGAATGGCTGGCTTACGAAGGTGCGTGTGACAATTGCCTTGAACAAGAAGGCTTGCACGACATTTCTGATGACTACCCACCAGAACACCCAAATTGTAGGTGCGTAGCAGTCATGCCACAAGATTCAACCAATTCAGCAAACGCTGACCAACCACAGGAATAATTAACTATGGCAACAATTAAGCACGTTTACTTTGGCGACCTAACAGCCAAGCGTGGCGATGATGGCAACCTTTACGTTAAGGGTCTTGCAACTGATGCGACACTTGACCTAGATGAGCAAATTTGCGACCCAGACTGGCTGAAAACTGCCATGCCTAAGTGGATGGAAATTGGCAACATTCGTGAAATGCACCAGTCGAAGGCTGTTGGCAAGGCTGTTGAAATGGAACAGTCAGGAACTGGCTTCTTGGTGGAAGCAAAGATTGTTGATCCATCAGCACAGAAGATGGTTGAAGAAGGAATCTACACAGGCTTTAGCGTAGGAATTAAAAACGCTAGGGTTGTGAAGGATGCATCAGCGCCGGGTGGTCGAATTATTTCTGGCAACGTGGTTGAGGTGTCTTTGGTGGATCGCCCAGCGAACCCTAGTGCAGTAATCGAAATTGCCAAAACTATAGATGGCGACTTAGTGAAAGGCGTGGCAGTGGCTGACGTTGAAAAAGCAGAATCACCAGAATTGAACGCTGAAGCAGTAATGACTGAAGAAGCAGGTTCGCCAACTGAAGTCCACGAACGCACCCACCTATGTGCATCGTGCGCTGGAACTGGCAAGAAGACGAACGTTGAAGGCAACACGCAAGAAACTGATTGTGACGTTTGTGGTGGCACTGGCGAACAGCCAAGTGGTCAGATTGAAGACATCGAACAGAACAGCCCAACCATCCCTGAAATCGCTGAAAACCAGACTGACCTAAAGACTGTTGAAGCAGACGTGCCTGCCATCGAACCAGCAAAAGAAGTGCCTGCTGTGGAAGCACCAATTGTCGAAGACGCACCTGTGACTGAAGACGCACCTGCTGAAGACGCTGAAAAGGCGCTAGTGGGAATCGCTAAGGGTCTGGCTGACCTTACCAAGATGGAACACGACCCTGCTGACCTAAACGCTGTGCGTGCTTCATTGATTGCATTGATTAAGGCTGAACTTGATGAAATGATTGCTGGCGAAGAAGACGAAACTTCTGACGTTGGACAATTGCTTTATGCACTTTCAATCTTCTTGAACTGGTGGACTTCTGAAGCCAGTGAAAACGAAACTAGCGCCCCATTCACAGGGTGGGATGAAGAAAAGGATGATGACACAATGGCTTACATTGGACTAGGGGTTTCCCCAGACATAATTAAGGGCGCTTCTGCACCTGACGCTTCAGATGAAGCAAAGGCAGAATTGCGTTTAGAGATCGTCAAGGCTTTAGGTCTTGAAGAAACCATCAGCGCAAAGGCTGATTTAAGTGAAGCGAAAGAACAGATTGAACTGTTGAAGGCCGCACTTGATGAAGTAAAGCAGATGGCAACACCCGGTGGACCCGCATTGCGTGCCACTAACTTGCAGAACCAAAAGTCTGCACAGGCGACTGCGCACCTTGTAGAAGCAGAATCACTGCGAATCAAGGCCGCTTCAATCACCAACCCAGAACTTAAGGCACAGTACCTGATGACTGCTAAACAGTACGAAGACAAAGCCAGTCAGTTCTAACCAATCCAATTACTAACAAGAAAGAAGGTAAGTGATGGCTTTCGCCGCACCTTCCTTAGACCAGATGTTTGCTGGTCTGCCTGCTGATGAGCAGGTTAAGCGTTTTGAGGCTTACAAGTCAGCCCTTAGCGCAGTCCAATCAAAGACCCTTCAGGCGCACAAGCGTGGCGAAATTTCTTTCTCGCCAACCACAGGCATCACCAAGACTGTTTCTGCAGTCAGTCGTGCTGAAGAGTCATTGAACGAAATTTCAAAGTCAGTTTCAGGTGATCAACTTGCCGCTGTTCAGTCTGCCCTTGCTGGTGTTCAGGACATCGCTAAGGCTGGTTCAGAATGGACTTTGACCAACCCACTTAACAGCACTGTTTCTGGTGTTTCTGGTCTAGTTCCTTACGACCTTGACCCAGTTCTGTCGTTGCTTATCCCTAAGGAACTGTACCTTCGCAACACGACTGCACGCATCAAGGCGCAGGGTCAGGCTTTGGAATTCCGCCGCATCACTGGTGTTTCTAACGCTGGTGTTGGTGGGGTTGCAAACCTTTCATCGTTCTTCAACAGCAACACTGCTTCAAACACCTTTGGTGGCGTTTCACTGAACCGCCCACCTTCGATTCAATACGCCGCTGACAAAATTGTTAAGTCGTTTGTTGAACAGGGTCTGTCTGACAGCGTTTCGTTGCAAGCGGAGTTTGCTGGGCAGGGATACACCGATTTACGCCAACTCTCACACACCGCACTTATTTGGTCACACATGCTGGCTGAAGAGCGCAACATGATGAACGCAGTTTCAACTGCGCTTTCGACTTCAGGTTTGTCGTTCACTGCCGCTAACGATGCGACTGGAACTGGCTTGCCAGCAACTTCAACTTCAGCAGTTGCTGTCACGTTGTCGTCTGCGTATGGTGAGACTGCTTCGGTTTCTGCTGGTACTGTCACCAACGCCACTGCTGGTCAGGGTGTTAAGGTCACGTTCACTGGCACAATCCCTGCAGGTTGCGTGGGAATTAACATCTACGTCACTGTTGGTTCGACTGTCTACAAGACTTCGACCCCAAGCACTGCTTCTGGTGTTGTTGGTCTTGCTTTTGCTTCGACCACTTCTGCTGTTCCTTCAACTGATGGTTCCTATAACGCTTTTGCGGCTGGTGCTAACAGTGGTTCTGGCTACGATGGATGGGTTTCGACCTTCAGCCAGTTGGGTGGCTACCAAGCCGCTTTGAACAACACCGTTGCTTCACAGTCTGTTGCTGATGACTTCCTTCAGAACGCTTTCGTTTCGCTGTTCAACAGCACGATGGCTGACCCTGATGTTGTTATCACCACTGCGGCTGTGCGCCGAGCAATTGCTAAGGCTATCCAGACCAGCGCAAGCACGTCTGCTTATCGTCTTAACTACGAGACTGGTTCCGATGGAATCGTTTTGGGTTCGATGGTTCAG